TTGAATGTAGTTTTGGCTGGCACTGGTGTTGGTAAATCATTGTTTATGTGTCATGTGGCAGCATCAACATTAATGCAAGGTAAGAATGTTCTCTATATTACTATGGAGATGGCTGAGGAAAGAATCGCTGAGCGTATCGATGCTAATTTAATGAACATTGGTATGGACGAACTGAAGATAATCGACAAGGATTTATACTCAAGTCGTTTCAGTAAAGTATCTAAAAAGACTCAGGGAAAATTAATCATTAAAGAATATCCAACTGCTGGTGCTCACGCTGGGCACTTCAAAGCATTGATGGAAGAATTGAAACAAAAGAAAAAGTTTGTTCCAGATATGGTTATTATTGACTACTTGAATATCTGTTCTTCTTCTAGAATGAAGCAAGGGGCGAATGTAAATTCTTATACATATATTAAGAGCATCGCAGAAGAGTTGAGGGGATTGGCAGTTGAATATGCAGTTCCTATCTTATCAGCTACACAAACAACTCGATCGGGATTCTCTAACACAGATGTAGAACTAACAGACACTTCTGAATCGTTTGGTTTGCCAGCAACAGTTGACTTTATGTTTGCTTTGATTTCTTCTGAAGAACTTGAAGCGTTGAATCAACTATTAGTGAAGCAGTTGAAAAATCGTTATGGTGATCCTGCATATTACAAAAAGTTTGTTATTGGGGTTGATCGTTCTAAGATGAAACTGTATAATCTTGAGGCACAGGCTCAGCAAAATATTTCTGAATCTGGTCAAGATACTGGACCAGTTTTTGATAAGAGTGATTTTGGTAAACGAATTAAGTCAGAAGAATTTGAAGGATTTAAGTTTTAGGAGAAAGTATGGTAAAGACAATTGTGGCGGACAGAAAATATGACTGCACAGATTTGGTGGGGAAGTTTCTAGATGAGAGACATTATGATATTTTGGTTGAAGAAGACTGCGATGTTTATATGCCACTTCCCCCAGGAACTGAAGAAGTTTATGGAGAAGACAGGATCGTTTTTAAATTCCGTAAAAACTTTTTCACGCAAGAAGAACAGCAAATGGCTTATCAAGGATTACGCGAAGCAGCAACCCGAACGGAAAACAGGGGTATTGCGTCGGGCATCAAAGAAGGTGTAATCGCAACTGACGAAGGTCGTGAGTGGGTTACTAATTACCAAGATGAAATGACATCAGCATTGATTGCCAATAGAAATGCTTCACTTGATGAGACAGATGTTATTGATGCAATCCGTGCCAAGTATCCAACACTTGAAGATAAAAAGCGTGCTGGTGGGGCAGGCAAAAATAATGTCTGGGTTATCTCTCGCTATCGTGGTGGTCAGTTTGACTTCGAAGCATGGTTAGATTCTATCAAACCATTGAATCGTGAGGAGCGAGCAAAGTCCACTGAAGAAGTTATGACCATGATGAGTCTAACTACCTATGGTACTGCTGTTAATTCAGGTATCGCTGGTTGGTTTGATAGATATCCTCGTATTCCCTATGGTCGTGCCACTTCTTATACTGCAAACAGTTTTGATAAGTTTAAGATGTCTTATCCATTCCTACAACACTTGGCTAAAGGTTTTAAAGATTTGCTACCATGGCGTTATAATAATCAAATGGAAGCAGCAGGTAAAGTAGATCCAGCATTCTTGGTTCCAGAAACTCCCTTCACAACTATCACTGTGAATAAAACATTTAGAACTGCAGCACACTATGATGCTGGCGATTTAAACACTGGTCTATCAAATCTACTAACACTATCCAATGATGGTAACTACACAGGTGGTTATTTGATTGCACCTGAATATCGTGTAGCAGTGAATGTTCGTCCAGGAGATTTGCTTCTAATTAACAATCACGAAGTTATGCATGGTAACACTCCTATTGAATGTGCCGAAGGTTCTGAGCGTGTATCATTGGTAGTTTATTTCCGTGAGAAGATGCTTGAGTTGGGATCTAAACAGTATGAAGATACTCGTTATGATTATGTTGAATCTCGTCGACTAAATCCTGAGCATCCTGAACAAAGAAAACTTTGGAATGGTATTAGTCCAGGAATGTGGGAAGATAAAGAGTGGTATGATTATTGCGAAGCCAAACTTGGTCGCGAACAACTCTTAAAGTATCACCCAAATGCAGCAGCGACAACTCTTGATGAATTTTTTGGTTAAGGAAACACTATGAAAATTATGATGGTAATGCACACCTTCAATAACTTTGGAGGTATTATTAATCACTGCGAACATCTTATGGCTGGTCTAAAAGAAATTGGTCATGAGGTGACATTTGCTTACCTCAAGCCAGCCAAAACTTTGAAACAACCTGACATGAATGCGCCATTGAAAGATGGTTATGAGATTGGTGTTGGTTCAGGTTATCCTGTTCATCAAGGCGATGGTTGGATTGCTCCATATTATTCATATCTACTTAAAGAATCTATTGATAAGTTTATTGCCGATGCCAACCAACATGATATTGTTATTTGGCAATCCATCTTTGGATTTAAAAACAAAGACACAGAACAAAATCTTGACTGGCTTCCAATGGTTGAGCAGATTACAGCGAAACAAGTTCCAATTATTCACGATGCGAATCTAAAGAAACTCTATCCTTGGATTCAGTTGTTCGAGAAACACTTCTCTGGTTTGGCTTGTGTCCATCCAGCAGCATATGACTCGGCTGACTTTATGAATGTTCCTCGTGCTTTGATTCTCAACCCACAGGATATCGCTGGTGTTCCAGAAACACCTCCATTTGCTCAGCGTGAAAACAAGTTACTTTCTATTCAGACATTTAAACGCTGGAAGCGTGTCGATGATTTGATTCGTGCTGTTCCCTATATGAAGTCAGTGAAAACCCTAGTCGGTGGTTATGGTATTGAAGCAGCGTACATGATGTCGAAAGATAAGTGTAAAGAAGAATATTATGCCACAAAGGACTATGATCCAGATGTAAGCGAGGATAGATTGGGTAAGCGTATTTGGGAAAATGCTGAAAACTCAGGTAACTTTGAGTACCTTGGATTTATCTCAGGTGCGAAGCGTGATGAAATCCTTGCAACTTCCAAGTTTTTGGTCGATCCATCTTGGTCTAATACCTTTGGTGAGCACTTCAACAGGGTTGTTATCGATGCTATGCGTATTGGTACTGTTCCTATCGCTATAAACTATGGGGTATCCAACAATGAAGAGGGTATGGGTGTAGTTTTAAAGGCTGGAATTAACTATTGTATGATTAAAAAGTCGTCCACCCCAAAACAATATGGGGAAGCGATCACTAACTTTTGTAACATGCCAGAAGCTGACTACAGACAGATTCAACTAAATAACTATGAACTCATTAAACAGTTTGACCGAAAGGTAATCGCCCAACACTATGTTGATTTGGCGAACCAAAAGCCAACTGGATACTTAACTGAGTTGAAGACTAAAACTAACCACGATCCATCAATCCCAAGTAAAGCACAGGAGATGTTTGATGAACATTTTGAGTCCAAGCAAGCTGTCGATTTGGAATCACTATTTGGGTGATGTATGAAATTCATTCAAAGTTTAAACATTGATTTTGTAGATATGTTGAACTTTGAGGAGCGTCCTTTCAGGGCAAAATTTGTACCAGCAAAAGTCTTTTCCGATCTAGACAAATACAGAAACAATCCAACTGGTCTGAAGAACTACTTTAAAAAGTGGAGATTCTCAATTAATTATAAGCCAGAGAAGAAACTCGGCAATAATATTGCAGTTGGAGGTTGGTACACAATAGATAAGAATACCTCTGAGTTGGACATATATGATGATTTAAAGTTTAAGAACTTCGACTTTACTGATAACAATTGGCATAGGTTTAAGTATCGTTGTATTCAAGTCGCAATGCATGAACTGATCCACTGCAGACAGTACATGGGTAAACATGAAGATTTCTCAGCCAGCAAAGTCAAATATAAGCGTACTGGTAAAAAGCGTATAGACGACAACAGAGAATACCATGCTGGTCGTGATGAGATAGAAGCGTATGCTCATTGCATCTTTCTAGACTTCAAAATGAAACGACCAACAATGTCTGTGGCAGAGATTCTAAGAAAACCAAACGCCAAAAACTACTCCAAAAACCTCTCTGGAATCCAACGAGTTTACAAGGATGACAGACGAAACGAGGTAATCCCACTCCTGTTCAGGAAAATATTAACATGGGAACGCAAGTATAATAACTATAAATAAGTTAGTCTAATATACTTGCTATTAATTTGATTTGCAAGTATAATAAAGTTATTACATTTGTGGATGGAAACCTATGTTAAAGTTCAAAGACTTCCTCAGGGAAGAATTTCTAGTAGAAGATACAGCTGGTAAAGATACCCAAGCAGACGACAAGGGTAAGCTGTACGAAATCATCAAAGCTGGGTACATGCATCCTGACACAAAGGGTGGGTGGCATCAAGACCCAGAGCATCCAGACTTCCACTTACCATCTCACCACAGATCCGAGTCAGAAAATCCTGACCACGCAGGAACTCCCCAACAAGTACACGATAAACTTCGTAAGAAAGTCGGAGAAGCTGCATATCAAGAAATCAATAAGCATGCCTATGAGATGCATCTTGAGCAGAAAAAGGTTATAGAAAAGAAATATCCATCAGGCGAAGGATTTGTTCACGGTAATAGTTACTGGACATCAAACCCAGACAAAGTAAATAAAAAGGGTGAGAAGATAAACGGCGACCATCAAAAGACAACAGGCATACACGATCCTAATGCTAAAGGTGATAGTATGACTGAGATTCATAAAGTTGGTAAGGATGGAAAGAAAATTCTTGGTGAAGATGGTAAACCAAAAGTGTTTGGTCATGTCGCTTGGTCTGATAAGTATGGATATACAGCCAAAGCAAATCTAGCCAATATGGGTTTAGATACAATGGAGCAACATGCTGGATTAGACAGTGGTTCGCTCGACAAACATCAACAAGAACACAAAAAGAAAATGGATGAACTTGGTTATACAGGTTCAGCCGACACAAGAAATATTCAAACAAAGATTGACGAGATGGGTGTTAATGATAGAGTTGATGCTAAAGGAAAGAAAATCCTCGGTGCTAAATCTCTTCATAAAGAATTATCTGCCAAGCATAAAGTTAAGCCATTAGAAGGCAAAGAAAAAACTATGCATGAACATCTAGGTATGTATCTAGATTATATAAACAATGCAGAACACGGCACTCCACAACAAAATGAAATGCTCGCTAGACAGCGTTCTCAGCAAGCAAGAGAAAGTGCTGACGAAACAACTAAGAAAGTTACTAGCGATATTGCTGGTGGCTTGAAGAAAAAATCTGACGCAGAACTACGCGAATTAATTCACTCAGTGGCTTCTCCTGAAACAGTAACTGAACATTGGATTGCACATTCTCATGTTCAAGCAGATGGATCAGCGAATCATAAATTAATTCCAATGGCTGGTATGGGTAAAAAACATACTGACAATTTTACTGACTTACATGTTTCCCATAGTGGTGCAAATAATATCGTTATCAAAGGCACACCAAAAGAAGGTGGTAAGCCAAAGAATGTTATGACTCTTGGTGCTAAGACAGGTTCTGGCGCACATAAAGGTCGTGTTATGACAGCCAAGTTAGATAATCATAAGTTTGAGGATTAATATGCTACAATTTAAAGAATTTTTAAAAGAAGCAACCTCAGTTGATGATGAGATGTTGGGACATCTAACACATACTAAAGATCTACCACACGAAGCTCCTGAACATACAAAAACTGCAGTTGAATTACTACAACAATTTCATAATAAGAGAATGGGTAAGTCAAGCCCAGTCGGAGCATCGTTGAAGACTGATGGTGGTGCTTCAGTTCATGTTATACATGATAACAAAGGTATTGGTATTTCCGACAAGCATAGAATGTCTAGAGGTGTTATCGCCAGAACTCCTGAAGAAATAGATACACACTTCGGTCACGCTCCAGAATATGCAGCTTCTTTAAAGCATCTTCTAAAACATGGACACGAGTTCGTCAATAAAGGACACCATGTTCAGGGAGATTTATTACATACTCCTGAGGCACCTGGATCTCAGTCTGGTCAAACAACTAGCACCACTCCAAATAGAATTACCTATAAAGCAAAAACTAAAGCACCTCTTGGTATCGCTATTCATACTGAGATAACTAAAGGTGTTGCTCATGGTGTTTCTAACGAAGCATTAAGTAAGAGTCCTAATGTGTTTGTTCCTGAGCATGAGTATAAGGCAGATCCTTCTACCTATTCAGATAAAGATAGAGAAGCAACTCAGAAACATATTGATGCAGCAAAATCTTTACTGAAGAAACATACAAACGAACACCTTACACCAGAACATATTGATATTAAAAAAGGTGGACACTTTAACACCTACTTAAATAGAACTACTCGTCGTGGTGAAACAGCTTCTATTGAGGGTTATAAGAAACATCTAAATGATGAGGGTGAAAAGGCAGCAGGTAAATTAAAAACTGAAGCTGGTAAACAAAAAACTAAAGCCAAATTTGAATCCCTACAATCTCATGTTGATGATAATGTGCAGCACTTTGAAAGATCGTTACAAATACGACACCACTTAGGACAAGCCACTGAGCATGTATTAAAAGGTGTTGAACATCCAGATATGGAAACATCTATTGATGGTAAGAAATCCCAAGGAGAAGGTATTGTTCTTCAACAGAAAGATTCAACAGGAAAAATGAGACCTGCAACTAAATTAGTTCCTGTTAAAGTCTCTAATTCAATTTTAAACAACCCAAGATTTGCGACAAAATAAAATGCTAACATTCAAAGAATATCTAGAAGAAGCTACCTATAAAGGTAAGACTGTTCCACTTAATAAACCTATGGCTGGTGATGTTAAGAAATCTAAAGTGTTTGTAGATCCAGACGGAGATGGAAAAGCAAAGAAGGTAAACTTCGGCGATAAAACATTAAGTATTAAAAAACATATTCCTGCCAGAAAGAAATCATATTGTGCTCGTTCAGGTGGTCAGGGTAATTTAACAGACAAAACTTCTGCCAACTATTGGTCAAGAAGAGCATGGGATTGCTAATGAAATCATTTACCGAATATCTAGTAGAAGCTGACGAGAAACACGGAGTTCTTGCCTTTGGTCGCATGAACCCAATTACTTCTGGGCATGAAGCAGTTGTTAATAAACTACATTCAGTTGCCAAAGAACATAACGCATCGCATCAATTGGTTGTTTCTCATAGCCAAGATGCTAAGAAGAATCCTCTTACTGCTGAACAAAAAGTTAAACATGCTAAGAATGCATTTCCAGGAACTAATGTAAAAGCAGCAAGCAAAGAATCACCAACAATTCTACACCACGCTGCAGAAATGCATAAGCAAGGTGTTCAACATTTACATGTTGTTGCTGGTTCTGATCGTCATGAAGAAATGAAAACATTATTAAACAAATATAATGGTAAAGAATCTGGTCATGGTCACTATAATTTTAAATCCATAACAGTTCATTCCTCAGGTGAAAGAGATCCTGATGCCGAGGGAACAACTGGCATCTCGGCAAGTAAGATGCGCGAACATGCTGCTTCAGGTAATAAAAAAGAATTTCATGCTGGTGCTCCGTCAAGCATGAGTAGTAAACAAAAAGACCAAATGTACCATGATGTTAGAAATGGTATGGGACATAAATAAAGAGTAAGTTATATTTTATAGATGGATAAAGATGAAGAATTTTAAACAGTTAATCAAAGAGTTACCTTGTAGTAAAATCGTGGTCGCTTACGGCGACTTCCAACCACCTACATCGGTTCACGAACACCTAGTAAAAGCTGTTAAAACAGTCGCTGGTTCTTCAGCTGACTACACCATCTATGCTTCTGCAAACGAAGATAAGAAATATAATCCCCTCTCAGTAGATCGAAAAGTATACTTTTTAAATCGTATGTTTCCAGGAACGAACTTCCAAGAAACTACAGAGCCAACACTTGTTTCCTTGGCCAAACGATTAAATGAGAAGTACAAAAATTTAGTTGTAGTTGTTGGTGAAGATAAAGTCGCCGATGTAACAAAACAATTAAACAAAGCGAACACCAAAGAGTTTACCTTTGAATCTATTAAAGTTGTATCAACAGGAAGTATAGATCCAGATAGCGATTTATCTTCTGGTGTTTCTGGTTTGAGGATGTGCGAGTCAGCCAAGTCTGGTAAGTTTGAAGACTTTAAAAAAGGATTACCACATACACTAACCGAGCATGATTCGCGTCGATTAATGAATGAAGTGCGTAAAGGTATTGGTCTAGATGCATTAAAAGAAGTAGTTGAGTTTACTCGCTCTTCAATTCGTGAACAATATGTTGCTGGAGAAATCTTCAATGTTGGAGATAAAGTTCAAGACGACAAGGGTGTTTATGAAATTATGGATCGTGGCACAAATTATATAACAGTAGTAAATGAATCAGGTGTTTTATCCAAGAAGTGGATTGATAAAGTAACTGTAGTTGAAGATGTTATAAACAAGAAAAGTAAATATAATTTGGCAAAGAGTATTCTTAGACCAGATGATTTTAAGAAACTGAAGAAAGTACAAGAAGATATCCCAGGTGGATATGCTCCTGAAGAAATTAGTTTCAAAGGTTATACTACTAAAAATTTACACCACGCATCTGATGCAGCAAAAGCATTTCAACAAACGATTGCTAAGTATCAGGGTGGGTTGATCAAAGATGGTGTGGCAGTTCTCAATGCACTGAAACACACTGACGAATATATGCAAATTGGTGACACACATTTAGAACAAATGAAACCACCAATCCAATCAGAAGTTAAACAGTGGATTCATGCTCATATGAAAGCAAAAGAATCTCTTGAGCGAATCGGCGAGTTCTTACACCACATGGACTATTGGGATAGTCATGGTCACGAATTACAAATGTTAATGGCAGATTATTACGAAAAAGGTAAGGGAGAGGTTGCAGAATCTCTAAACACAGAGGGTACTATGGCAAACGACAAATTAAGAAATGATCCAGAAACTAAACGAGTTATGCTTCGTTACAAAGATTTCATCAAGACTGCTACTATGACTGAACCACCTGTTGAGATGGGTCAAGAATCAGCAGTTGATTATAAGAAACCTGAAGAACCAAAGACAACTACCAAACAAACTGAATCTGATATTGATTCTGAAGTAAAGAAAACAGAACCAAAACATGTTGCCACTGGGTTTGCTATGCAAAAACCTTTTGATGTAAATGACACACTCCGTCGTCAAAAAGTTAAGTATCAACTTGGTGAAGATGTTTATGCTTCTGATTATGTAGTTCACCAACATGTAGATCCAGTTACTGGAAAAACTAAAAGCCATAAAATCCGCCCAAATAGAATTAATTTTGCAGCCAGTGGAGCTCAAGGTGGTTTAGTTAAAGATAAGAAACCAAAGATGAGTGCTCTCGATAAGTGGCGAGCAGGTGCAGATGTTCGTGCGAAACAGCAACAAGCAGATGCAGAGTACTATCAAAAACAAAAGAACAAACCATATTCTCCTGAAGCAGACAAAGAGAGATCTAAATCTATGTCTGCATCAATTGATAAGTTAGCCAAAAGATTAAAAGAAGAAATTAAAAAATCCACTGGTGATTTAAAAGATGCTTGTTGGACAGGTTATACTGCAGTTGGAATGAAAATGAAGAACGGAAAGAAAGTTCCGAACTGCGTTCCAGTTAAAGAAGAACTTGATGAGTTAATCGATATCCTTGATGAAGCAGTTGATACCATCGACAAAGGTGAGTACGACTACGAAGGTGCGATGGCAAGAACACAACTGCAGACTATTGCTCGTAGCTCAACAGAGTTGATTATGATGTTGACTCCATATGAGAATATGCCTGAGTGGGTTCAGTCTAAGATTACTCTTGCCCAAGATTATATTACTTGCGTAAAAGATTATTTAAAATCAAGAGAAGAACTTGGTGAGGGATACAAGCCAGAACATAATTTACGCCCAGGATGGTTGATAAAAGCTGATCCTGAGTTAAAGAAAAAGATTGATGCTGCGAAAGCAAGAAGAGCAGAATTTAGAAAGTTGGTTGGAAAAGATGTAAAGAAACCAACTTATGAAGCGTGGGTTCTTACTCAGACATCAATGATTGGTAAAGAAAAAGCTGAACCAAAACAAGAGCAACCAGAAGAAGTTGAAAGCGAACCACAAACTAAACAGTCAGGTTGGCCATATCTTGGTGAATCTAAATTGAATCCTGCTAATGTACATAAAGATTATCAGGAAAAAAATAAAGTATTACAACAACTATCAATGAACAAAGATGTTGATCAGAAAGCAGTTCAACAGCGTAAGTTAGATCTTGACAAAGAATATTCTAAAGTTAAAAACGAAGAAGTTGAGCAGATTGATGAGTTGGATAAATCAACAGTTAAATCATATCTAAAAAAGAAAATTAGTAAACCTGGAGTTCCAACCCAAAAAGATGTAGATGGGATTGGTCGTGCTACAGTTCGTTTGATGAACAAAGAAGAAGTTGAACAACTAGATGAAGTTTCAAAATCAGAAGTTGATCACCACTTTAATAATTGGACAAACTCTGAACATGCTCCTTATAATAGTGATGCTGGAGATGATAATAAAGTCCACCAATCAGCTTTAAACTATTTGAGAAGTACTAATGTGCCAAAAGAAAAGCATGAAAAGATGGCTATGCATATTGCTAATAAGTTTCATGGAAGTGGTATTGATGAAGCCAAAAAGAAAGTACTAAAGCCAAAGGCAGATACTGCAACTTTGACTGTTGGTGGAACTCCTCCATTTGATCCATTCTTTGAGGAGCATGAAATTGATGAGATGGTCAATGAATACGCTGACTTAGAAGATATGTTGGAAGAGTATGACGATAGCGAACTTATTCTTGTTGATGAAGAAACAGGAGAAGAGTTTGAAATCGAGCAAGACAATGATCCAATTATGGAAGTTCTTTCTAGAGCAGAAAGACTCAAATCTAAGGTAAGATTTGCCAGAGGTTCTACAAAGCGTGGTCGTTTGTTAAAGATTCGTTTAAAGACTAAATCTACTCCAGAGCGAATTAATCAAAGAGCCAAGCGTTTGGCCATGAGAACTCTGAAACAAAAGATTGTTAAGAAACCATTGGGTCAAATGAGCATTAGCGACAAAGAGAGAGCTGAAAGAGTGTTACACAATCCTCAGTTCCAAAGCGTAATTAACAGATTGGCTATGAAAATGGCTAATCGTGTTAGGGAAACTGAAGCCAAGCGTATGCATAAACTTGCTGCAAAAGCATCTCCAAACGCAAAACACGGAATTAAGAAGAGATAAAAGGGATAAATATACTTATGGAAATGCTCGTAGAACAAATGAAAGTGGTACTGGCGAATAGTTTCGTTATGTACACAAAAGCACAAGGCTACCATTGGAATGTAGAGGGAGAATATTTCCCTATGTTCCATGAGTTTTTTGGTGATATCTACCAAGAAGTATATGGAAGTATCGATACTACAGCAGAACATATTCGTCAAATAAAGGGTCGTGCTATCCACACTCTTTTAGAATTTGACAAGTATAGAACTGTTCCAGATACTTCAGTAATTACTCCAACAGATTGCACTGGAATGTTATCTGATTTACTGAGCGCAAACGAATTGGTAATGGCTTCCTTAAAGCAAGGATTTGAGTTGGCAAATATGCAAAAAGAGGATGGGTTATCTAACTATCTTCAAGACAGAATGGCAGCACACAGCAAACATGCTTGGATGCTTAGATCAACTTTAAACAAGGCAGGATAATAATGAAATCATTATTCGAATCATACGCAGAAATGCAAGAACAACTTAAAGGCAAACAGCACAAGATCGATAAGAACAAAAATGGTCAGATCGATTCTCATGATTTTAAATTGCTTCGAAAAGAAGAAGAAGAGACACCATGCAAAGTTTGCGGTAAAGTAGAGTGCGAATGTGATGACATGAAAGAAGCTACTGAGCCACCATTCGATGGTCCATATACAACCACCAAAGGTAATATTACTGATAAATCTGGAGCTGTTCACAGTCCGATGAGCCGTGCCAGAGATTTGGCTCGCAAAGCATTACAAAATACTAAACAGAAAAAGTATGGAACTATTCAAGGACATGAGAGATTTACATCAATTCCAGACAAGTTAAAACAAAGTCACTTCGGCAAAACGAACGAAGAACAAGAGTTAGAAGAAGTTTTAAAAGTTTCTGATGGCGCAGGTAAGTGGATATCTGATTTTGTTCACAGCGAAAATCCTAAGTTCGCAGGTAAGAGTAAAAAAGAACGCCAACAAATGGCACTTGGTGCATACTATGCAGCCAAGAAAGGTGTTAAAGAAGAAGTTGAATCAATTGATGAGATTTCAAAAGCAACTCTTGGTTCGTATGCTAAAAAAGCATCATTTGATTCAGCAATTTCTAAAAAAATTGCAGCAGATTTCGATAATCGTGCCAAGACATCCAGAAAACAAGATATGAAGGATGCTAACACTAACATTGCTAATGATTATAAAACTAAATCTTGGAAGCGTCAAGACAATGTTAATAAAGCGATTGATCGTTTAACTAAAGAAGAAGTTGAGGAAGGATATATTCCTCCACAAAAACCAAAGTTGACACCTTCTGATGCGCAAACACTCAGTAAAGTTGCTGCATTAATGGCTAAAGAAAAAGCTGCTCAAGCAGCAAAAATGAAGACAGAAGAAGTTGAAGAAGAGATTGAAGAATCTCGTGGTCATAAAATTGTTGCCAACTTTTTAAAGAAGCGTGGCGCATATGACACACCAAAACAAGGCGATGATGTTGCCGACAAAAGTTATTTAAAAGATAAACCTGGAGTTAAAAGCGATCTAAAAAATCTTGGTCGTTTTCTAACAGGCAAAAAAGAAACGAACGAGGAAACTATGAAAACATTCAAAGAATTCGCTATGATGCTCGAGATGGAATTTAAAGATGGTCGTTATGTACACAAAGGTAAGTATGGAACATCTTATGATGATCCAGAAGGAAAAGAAGATGACGATTCTAAATCTAAAGAACCAGCTGTAAAGCGTGGTCGTGGCAGACCTGCTGGAGCTAAATCAGGAGCAAGGCAATTGGGCGGTGCTTCTAAGAAGGGTAGCGGTGTTGAATACACTGGCTACAAGTTACACTTGCCAAACTCAAACAAATCTTATTAAGGAGAAACAAAATGGCACTATGGACAAATGTTGACGAAGAAGCAGGTAAGCCAAAGTACCTATCAGCTGCTGATTTAGCAAACACAGTTGGTATTAATACTCAAGAAGCAACTGCTAACGGACTCACTGCTGGTTGGAATTTAAAAACAACTGGATCAGGTGGTCGTTCAGGTCGTGTGTTCCACGAAGTATTAGTCGCAATGGCTTCAATGACTGGCGACAATGATACAATCGCACCAGAAATTACCATCACTGTACAACCAACAAATCAATCTGTTACTGCTCCAGCAACAGCTACATTTAGCGTAACTGCTACTCGTACTGGCACTGGCACAATCGGATATCAATGGCAGATTCAGCAAGAAGGTGCTGGCGCATGGGCTGATGTAACAACTGGTACTGGTGGAACTACTGCATCATACACAACTGGCGCAACAGCCACTGGTGATGGCGCAGGTGCAACAGATGGCGACAAGTATCGTGTTCTAGTATCCTTAGCTGGTGCTGACACTAAGACTTCTACTGCAGTAACTCTGACAGTAGCGTAATAAATACTTTATGTAAGAGGGTGGGTGTTCCACCCTCTCTTTTGAATGTGAAGTGAGAATTGTGGTTGACATTAATAAAAAATTAAATGAACAAGATTTTCTGTTATATGCGATGCATCATTACGATAATCCGCAATGTCATAATATAACTGAATTTGAAAAAGATTTAAGAATTTTTGTTTATCTTAAGAAATTAATTACAAGATATAAACAATCTGGTGATCTAAGAGAGCGACTGATACTGAATCACATTATAGTTTTGTATAATGTTTTTGGTGACGCTGCAACTAACATGATGTTTCATAAGATAGACGAACATCACTGGAATGTTTTAGTTACATTTTTAGTATATCTTGAAAGAATGCCTGAGTATCTACCTCAATATGGAATTAAAGTTTCTGATATAGAGTTAGACGAAACCATTATAAATGCTTTAAGGAAAATTTAATGTCTACAAGATTGATGGATAATTTGATTGCACTAAGATTGCTTTACAAATTAGTAACTCCATTCGACCAAACAAATGCATTTAAAC